AAGAAAACACTTAGAGCCTTGATAGATGATGTAGCTAAGTTATTACAGAAGCACGTTAGATTGAAGGCGGCGGTAGCTGCTGATAAGAATGGCTTTATAGAGTGTGTATCATGTGGGAAGTGGTATCACTGGAAGAATATGCAGGGTGGACACTGGATAGAAAGAGGTAAACAAGCCACTAAGATTATGGAGGAGAACATCCATCCTCAATGTGCTGGATGTAACCAGTACGGTATGCGGCATAGAACTCACGTTAGAGAAGGTTATTCTAAGTATATGAGGAGTATGTATGGTGATGACTTCTGTGATGAGATGTTAACTAGCTCCAGAAAGCCCAAGAAGTATTTAAGGGCAGACTTAGAAGATATGGTTAAAGACCTAAGAAATAAGAACAAAAAATTTGAATCAGAACTATAAACTATGCGGAGTATGCTGGCTTGAAACAGGAAACCCAGAGTGTAGAGGTAGACCCCATGGAACCGGAGGAACTAGCGAAGTGGGTGAACGACAACTTGCCCTATTTGGAGGGGACGGAGCAGAGGGCGATAGGGACTCTAGCAATGATGGTGAGGGATTACTCAGACTTCATGGAGGAGAATAACACAGTAGATGAGCTGTTTAGTATGTTCATCTCTATGAGGTACAAAGAGGTAATGGATAAGGAGCTACATTAGTGTCAGAGATAAGAAATAAAAAACACGCAAGAAACTTAGTGTTGTTTAAGGGGATGGAGTTTCACAGAGGTATCTACCCTACTGACCTAGATGCCTTTATAGAAGTAGATAATGAAACCTTTATACTCATTGAGTGTAAGAAGGGTAACTGTAAACCAGATAGGGGACAGGCTTTAGCATTGAGGAGGCTTGTGGATTCTCTTAAAGATAAAAGAGCATACCTATTACTAGCCTCTCATCAATCTGATGGAGATATAATTCTAGCTGACTGCCTAGTTACTTACTTTAGACACAATGGAGAGACTAGGAAAACGAGTAAGAGGGTAACAGTGAGGGAGTTTACAGACTGGATATTAAGGTGAGGTCAGTACGGCACCCAAAGGCGAGGGTGGAGGAACCCAGGATGCCGCACTGCCTCAAAACTATTGACCGAAGTTGTAATTAGGGTCAGAAACTGCCTGCCTAATATCTAATACGTCTTCCTCTGGAAGCTCTGACAACAACTTGGACACGTTAGAGATTAGTATCTCTGGTATTTGCTCAGGAGACATTGCTCTAGCAGCTTTCTCAAGTTGATTGTCCAGAGCAATATACTTGTTAACCAGGGAAGGTCTTGATGTTAGTTTATAAAGAAATATTGGAGCTGTTAGTATCAATGCGGAGGCGGCCAAACTACCAACACCCGCTCCAACTAAACCGCCACCAACTGCACCTAGACCCCCTATAACTCCAATACCAGCCGCAATTTCAGCGGAGCTAAGAGCCAAGGAAAAAGTCTTTCTGTTTCTTGTTTTTGACATAGTAACGACATGATTTAATAGCTTTTTAAGCTCAGGCCATCTCTCGCCGAAAATTTGTTTAGCAGAATCTGCGCCTCTTAATAAGGTTACTGCTCCAGAATCTTCAGAAAAAATGTTTCTGATTGGGTCTGCCCTGCCAGTAGCTTTTGTCTCTACCATATTGCTTTCTTTTAGATAAGAAGCTCTTACGCTTTCTCTAAACTTATTAATTTCAGAGCGGACATCCATCTTGGGCCTTGTTTTTGCCTTCATAGCGATGCTTCTCTCTGCCAAGGTCATAAGTTTCTTTGTTTTTTCTTGGTTCTTGCCAAGCAAGTCTCTACCTATTGCCTGATAAGCCTCTTTGTTGACTCCATTTTTTATAAGGTTTTCAATCCCTCTTTCATCAAGAAAGTCCAAGCCATTCGTGTACTCTCTTTGCATCCTCTGATAAATCTTAGCCATTGAGGGGTCTACTTTCCTAATCATGCCTATGGTTGTTTTTCTTATTTCTTTATGAAGCTCTTTAAGCTGCCCTCTAGCAACTCCATTACCATAAGCTGAACCAGGAACCATTTTTGATATTTCTTGATTTATGCGCTTCTCTAAATTAATAACGTCTTCTAACCTTGATTTGGCGAATCGCCCAGTAACAGAGCCAGAAAGCTCAGAGACAAGATTATTGATTAGAGATACCGCACCTTCATCTAAGCTAGAAGTAACAACTTGGCCCTCAAATGGGACAACGAGGGTAGATTCGTATTTTTTAGAAAACTCTCTTAAATTATTAACAATAGGCTCAACGCTTACCCAGCTTCTTGCTGATTTTAAGTTTTTAAGAGTATCTAGTTGACTACCGTAAACAGTGTGCATTGCTTTGTCAGCAGCAGACTTTAGGGTTATAAACTCTTTTCCAAGTTCTGTTTGCGTTCTTGCTACACCTTGATTTGAAAAAGATGTAAAAGCATCTAAAACAGCGTCTTTTTGTTTTGCTATGTCCTCGTCAAAATATTTTGAAGAAAAGATACCCATTTCCCCAAGCTCTCTACCAATTTGAGTCAGCATTGAAGCAGATTCTGTAGCTATAGGTGATAACGAAGGGCCGCCAGACCTTAAAGCAAATTCTTGAGCTTGTGCTAGTGCCGCTGGGCTGTCTGGAGCAGCATCCATAACGTCTAAAACAGGTCTAAACTCTTGACCCATCTCAGATAAACTAGGATTTGCTGCTCTGTATCCACGATATGCTCTTATGCCTCGTCCTGCGCCTAAAGTAACCGTATCAAATACAGCACCAATAGTTGCCTCTCTTGCAGCACCGCCTTCTTGAAATCCTAGCTGAACTTCTCTGTCGGCTATTACATCTTCAGCAACTTCTCCGGCAAATGTTCCTACTGCGCCGCCAATAACTCCGCCAACAACTGTCCCAACAGGGCCAAAAGCAGAACCTATGGCTGCACCAGTACCAGCACCAGCAACAGCCCCGCCAATATCAAGAAGCTCACCAATGCCTAAATCTTCTTTACCCTTCATAAGTATTTGAAGACCAGACATAGAGACATCATCATCTCTGCCATCTGCTATAGCATTCAAATCCTCAGTAGAAAGCTCACGAACATACCTTTCTGGCATGTCTCTAGCTACTTGCAGTAAATTATCAGCCATCTTATCTACCTCTACGGATTTCTATTCTTGCTGCTTCTAAGGCTTCTTCTCGCAGCGCCTGCCGGTTGTGTTTCAGAGGGTGTTTCTCTTCCCAATACTTTATCTAGTGCTGATTGTTTTTCGGCATCAGCATCTGGCCCTGGAGCGGCTTGAGCTTGGCTTTCTCTTACTTCTTTTTGAATTTGAATCCACTCTCCAGGATTTGCTCCAGGCTGGCTAAAATAAACAGCTTGTTGCTCCAAAACACCAAGAGCTTTTTCTGTAGCCGCTGCCTTATCTTTGTACCATTGGATAATTGCAGGCTTATCAAACCCGCTTGGAGCCGCTGTCGCTTGGAGAAGTTCAAGCTCTTTCTCGCTTAAAGCTCCCATGGTGACTTGACTAAGCTGGTCTAAAGTAAGCTGTCCAGTAACCTGTTTTAAAAAGCTTGTAGCTTGATTTAATGGTTTCAAAAAAGCCTCTAGTTCTGTAGTGGCTGCACCCTCTTCAACAAGTCTTGCGGCATCTCTAAGACTAGATAACATAGCCCTACTAGTGCCAATTTGTTCAAATGAATCTGCTGCAATGAGTGCTGACGCAGTACCAAGTCTTCTTGCTTGATAAATGTTTCTTTGCTGCTCTGTTTCCATTTCAAAGCCTTCATCCAAAGAAGCTCTGGCCTCTTCTCCTGTAAGCACATTTCCATCTATGTCTTTTACTATTGTGTCTCCTGATTTAGAAGCATAATAAATGGTTCCATTAGGAAGTATATCTTGACCTCCAAATATCTCATCTACTGAGCCACCCTCTTTAAGCTGCTGCAATCTAAATTCAGCCTCTTCAAGATTTATTTGGTCAAGCCTCTGTTGAGATTCAAAAGACGTTAATTCTTGGTCTTTTCTTTGTTGAGCAAGCAACCTATTTTGAACTGCTGTTTGTTGTCTTTCCTGAGACTCAGAAATAGCCTGAATATCTTTTGCTTGACCCATAGCAAACTCTTGCTGGGCCATTAAATCAGCTTGTTTCTGCCTAGTCACATCAGCAGCCATAGCTCGCATCTGAGCAGATTGAGCGCCTAGTCCTAGATTTCCTACAGCTTGCGCAGCCTGGATAAGGCTTTGCGGGTCATTAGGGTCTACACCTTTCAGAGCTTCCTGAACCTTCTCAGACTCAGTTCTAACGTCTAGGCCTAACATTCCACCCACATTCCTGCGGAGTGCTTCTTGTCTCTGGGGCATCTGCATAGATAGGGCAGATACTAGAGGTGCTTGAGTCCTAGCTAGTCCTGTAAGACCACCAGTCAACTCCCGTCCCTTGAGTATGCCCTCTGTCAGCATACGTTCTTGACGCTGTGCAGGAGTCTCAATAATGTCGCTAAATAAAGATTGTATGTTAATAGCCATTACCAGCTCCGTTAATTAGGGCGTATACTCAATCGTGCCAGTTTGGGGGTCTACTCCTACACCAGTACGCTTTTGAATTTCGCTTATTAAATTATCAAAGAAATTACCACCGCTACTACTTGTAGTAGCTCCAGAAGATTGGCCCCGCCTTTCCGCAGACAGCAAGTCAAACAGACCTTGATACTGCTGCTGTCTCAGGGCGTTTCTAAGAGCTTCAAATCCCAACTGGGACTCTATGGCAGATTCTGCCAAACCAGCCCCTAAACCTAGCCCAGTGGCCTGTAAAGAGGATGCTAGACGTGAAGCCTCCAGTTGTGGAGTTAACGTCCTTATTAGCTCTTGCTGCGGGGTGTAAGCCGTAGGTATGGCTGATAATCCAAGCTGACCTAATAGTCCCATTCTACCTCTAAACTCACCTAAACCCTGTAAAGTCTGTTGAGATTGTAGGGCTTGTTCAGCTCTAGCCTGTTCCATAGCAGATACGGCAGATGCTGCACGTTGCTCTTCAATGGCTTTATTAAGGGCTAATTCTTCAGGAGTACCACCAAACATAGAGGTACGGACACCACTTCTACCCTGGCCCAAGAGTCTTTCTTCTAGCTGAAGTCTGGCTCTTTCTCTTTCAGGAGCCTGTACAGCTTCTAATCTTTGAAATATGTCAGCTTCTCTACCAGCTCTATCAGCAGGGTCTTGAGTCAACATACCAATAATATTAGTCTGCTCCTCACCCCTAGCCATAGGGTCGCCCAAGAAATCAAAGGCACCCTGACCAAATCCAGTCAAAGACCTTTGTAATGCAGCTTCTTCAGGGCTTAAAGCAAGCTCAGTGCCTGTTTCAGATATAGTTGCAGCAGAAGGTTGACCGAATACATTAGTTCCCGTAACAGTAAATGGTTTGAACTGAGACTGCCTTCCTACCTCACCTAGTAAACCGCCTTCATAAGTGGGTAAATCGGTAGCACCACCAAAGAATATGTTAGCTTCTTGACGGGCTTCACCTATGTCTTGCATGGCCTTTTCAGTTAAGCCAGCTTGTCCAAGCGCACCTATAAGACCAGCACCTTGGCTTCCAAAGAAACCACCACTGCCAATTCCAAATAAATTCTTTAGATACTCTTCCATTAGTAAGTCCCTCCATCAATGGTGCCAGTAAATGTTCCTGACACTGTGAGGTTTGCGGCAGTTGTAGTCCCCGTAAATGTCGGGGCAGCTAAGTTAGCCTTAGTAGATACCGCAGTTGCTATGTTATCAAATTCGGTGTTCACTTCAGTTCCCTTCACCACCTTAGCAGGATTTCCTGACACCAGAGAATCCTTGGCGGCAAAGTTCGTTGTCTTTGTATAGTCAGTCATTAGACAATCCTTCCAAGTAGTGCATGAATGTTTAGTTGTTGAATAGCAATAGACTTACCGTTCACAGTTGTTTCTACTCCTACAGATACAACAGCTCCAGAACCAGAAGTATTTATCTTCTGCCTGTTGATTAGATTTAATGAGCTGGAGTATTCAGCTTGAGTGTTGTATTCAGAGATGTTGTATTGTGCAGCGTTATTAGCAGGTAGTGTATAAACCTGCTTCTTATAAGCATTTGAGTAATCGTAGGCCCAGTTCAATACCACCGGGGCTTCAGCACCGTCAAAGGTAGTTAGGTTAACCTTCTTTAAGAATTTAAGAACCGAACTGTCCCCAAACGCTAAGGGATGTGAGAAGTAACTTAGCTGATAGAAGCCTGTCCCGTCTGTATAACTATCATACTCAGCAATGCCAGTTGCGTTCCCAATGTAAATAGTGTCATCCACCAGATTAGTGAAACGTAGTGGTGCAATGCTAGACCAAGTGGTCGCTCTGTATGAACCATCTTGGAGAGGAAATCTCGTATCAAAGACATACACCGTCTGAAGGACGGGAAAGTTAACCAAGACAAAGGCTTCTTTAGGAGAGTAATGTAGAGAGATGTTACCTGTTTCACTAGCTACCAGATTCTTAATGTCATTATTGACGTTCTTAGATATGTCCCCAATAGGTGAGGACTTTTCCTGAATTGTTCTTGCCAGACTTCTTACGCCTGAACGGTCTAAAAAGATTAAATCCTTGCCCGTAGATACAACGGCGTCCCTAGATACACATCCTATATTAGATATGGTGTCTGAAAGAGTCATAGAAGCAGGACTATCAGCACCCTCATAGATAACTATAGAGTCCTTACCAAAGATAACTAAAAACCCGTTATGAGCTGCTAGGGCTACAATCTCATCGTAACCATTGGGCCATACCTTAGATATGTCTATTGAACCTGAAGAACCTCCAGACCAAGCATAACCATTTAATAAGTCGCTCCAGAAAATAGTAGACTTATCTGTAGCAAAGTCAGCAACAAACAACCTACCAAATGCAGCTAGAACCTCGTTAGCTTGAGGTGGAGTTCCCGTAGCATGAGCGTGAGCAGACATCGTCTCAACATCAGCAACAGAATTGGTATATAACAATGGCTCATGCGCTCTTTGGAAAAAGTAAGCATGGTCTACAAAGTTAACTATTTTCCAGTTGTTAGCACTGATTGTATAACTGCCAGGAGTATCGTCAGTTAAAGTAGAAGTCCCGTGAAATATTTTGTTATTACCTGCGGAGAATATTTTAGTGTTACCACCTGAATCCCTAAACTGGTGTATAGCCTCTATGCCATCAGAACTCCCCAATACAGCAGGGCCATTGGTAGACACCATGTCATAACCTTTACGCGCAGCCACGCGACCCTCTTTGTCAATAATGCAGTTATCTGCAACTGATGCGAAGGTAGGGTCTTGAGCTAACGGGGCATCTTGGGTGTTTATACCCGCAAAGCCTGGAGCTGTAATTGTTATGCTTTGTAGTTTCTGGGCCATTATCGTACCTGAAAGGTTAACTCAGAAGGGTATCTGTTAGCGTCAAATGCAATAGCGTCAGATAAAGAAGTAGAGGCTACAGCAAATTGTTCTGCTGCACTTTGACCGCCAGTCTCGCCCCTTTCCCTCAAAGCCATAGCATAGGCTAGTTGTATAACAGGGTTAGTGGGTGCTAACAAGCTATCCGAGTCAGTAGTCAAATCAGTTTGTGGTTTAACAACATCAAACCTTAGAGCGTATGCTGCATCAGGCTTTGGATAAACTTGGACTTCTAAATCCTTATTGGTATCTGTACCCACAAATGTAAAATAATCAGGAGAGCCTGATTGTGGTGTAGTGTTGTAGGTTACATTGTTAAAGTATTCTTTACTTCTAAGGTGCATAAACCTTTTAGACGTAGTGTTCATTACGTCCTTTATAACAGCCAAATCACCACTACCAGTAAGTGAGTAGGTGTCTGTCCCACTTACAGTATTTACAGTTATAGAATCCCTTAATGCAGTCCAATCAAAAGAGTTCTCTACAATCTTCTTGGCGTCATTAACCAAGTCACCTATGAGATGAGAGTAGTCAGTAGCATTAGCTGTATCTACTGTGTCCTCTCGTAATCTGCGGAGGACGTTATTAATCAAGTCTAAGTATGTCATACGAATCGTCTTCCTATTGCTTGAATCATTCCCAATGCTTTAGGAACATTAGCTAACTCTCTAAGCTGCGGCTCAAATAATTCTCTTGAAAACATTTGTTCGGTAATTGGTGCTTGTTCGGCTAGAGCCATAATTAACCCTGTCTTTCCTGGGTCGCCTTTCTCACCTCTTGGCCCAGTTATAATCGTAGGCTGTACAGGTTGGTCAGATATAACCGTATCTCCTTCTGGAAATACATCTGAAATAACCACGGTGTCATTTCCATTACTGTCTACTACAGTACCGTTTCCATTTGTCGTGACAGAACCATTTCCATCACCTAAATCGTTATTATCTCCATCACCGCCACCATCTCCATTGCCGTCTCCAAGACCGTCACCAGTGCCATCTTCATCGCCATCACCGCTTCCACTGCCGTCACTAACGCCTTGATTATTAATTGCAGTACCAGATTCTGTTGCCGCTTGGTTAATAGACTCAACACTATTACCCGTAGCTTGTGCTACCTCACCTACAGATATACCTCTTTGATTAACTAGGTCTACAACATTAGTAATTGCATCTTTGTTGTAAGCACCAAATACATCAAACGCTAAATCTATAAAGCCTTTTAAGTCTAGCTCATCTTTATCTGTATCTTGCCAGATTTGATTAGGGTCATCCGTTACAACGCCAGGTACTTCTTGAACCAAGTCCACCATGCCATCGTCTAGTGTTATTCCATCTTTTGTAGTGTCAGCAAAAACATCCTCTTCAGGCAAAGGTTGACCAGAAGCATCATAACCAGCAGCCATTAGAGCTGCGTTAACTTCTGCCTTTGGTATGCCAAGAGTTTGAGAAACAACATCAGAAGAATAGCCTGCATCTCTTAAATATTTTGCTACTGCATCTGCTTGTTTATCTTGAGGAACGGTAAACTGTATATCTCGTAAGTCCCTTTGGGCAGATTCAAATTGTTCTTCTGCTTGGGTATACATTCCCTCAGTTTCCATAAAGGCTCGTTGAGCAGAGCTTTGTAATATGGCATCAAAAATACCGCTAAATGGAACAATGCCTTCATAGCTTCCAATAGGTGTAGAATCAGACATTACTCTTCCTCAATCATACTTGATAACAGATGCAGAGAGTTGTACTGGAGAACTCCTGAAAGATATACAGGGTCTAACCCTTGCTCTATCTTTTCTAAGCACCACTCATAAAGCTCTACGTCTGCTTGTTCAGCAATAGCGTCCATCTTGTTTATAGGAAACTCTATAACTTCCATTAGTCTTCCTGGCAAACTGGATTCCATGCAATAATTGGGACTAAAGACAAAAGGTTATCTATAGTAGCGTCAATGTTTTTAACTGTTTGTAACGGGCATAAAGCCTCTTCAGCTTCTCTAGCATTCTCGCCTATTTGTGCAGCATTAAAAGAACCACATCCCACAAACGTAAAAAGAATAACTAAACCAAACAAAACTCTTATCATTTAAATAACCCCTTTACCCACTGATAGCTTCTTACTGGAGTCCACATAACCCACTGACCTACAGGATGTACATTACAAACTGCTAATGCTTCTCTGAATATTTTATCTGCCATTCTCTGGTCTATGCCGTACATATTCTGTACAGCCTCGCAGCATAAGTAGTCGTGAACTATTGCAGCCTTACGATTCTTAGCATTTGCCACTGGGACTAGCCATCTCATTAACCTTGGCACACTAGCTAGGTCTGTAAAGAATCCGTGGGGAACAGTAATAGTTTGATTTAATGTATCGCTGCGATACTCAAATGAAGATAATAATCTCCAGCCTCCATCAACAGGCTCCATTAATAAACTTTCAGTAACAAAATGACTCACTTTTTATTCCTGCTTTCTTTTAAAGATTTAATACCAAGAACAACCGTTGTTAAACCGCCTGCAAAAACTCCAAAATCTGCCAATATCGTAAACCAAAAAGAAACTTCCTCCATGTTTACGTTTATCCCCCAAACAGAAACGGTAGATACCCCTGTCACCATTGCTTTGACGGCTGTTGGTTCTCCGTTTCCAAACATTTTTAGTTGCCTCTATTATTACTTGAGCCAAAGAAAAACGCACTAATGCCAGATATTAATCCTCCTAAATAACCAAGGATTATATTTGCCAAAGCATCGTCTACAGCTTCTGCTCTAAAAGTAACTAAAAATATATAACAAAGAAAACCAAGCAAACTTATAATAGCGAACACTTTTGGTGTGGGGTCTTCCCCAAATATTTCTCTAGCCGCTTGTCGGTCTTGTACTTCTATCTTTAAGTTATCTAAGTCTATATTTCTGTCTTTTAAGACTTTAGCAAACTCCATTTCTACTTCTTGCAAAACAATCATAGAATCTGGATGTTCTTCAATATACTTCTCTAGCTTTGCAGGGTCAGTTGTGTTGGATATTCCAAGCCTATCAGCAACTAACCTAACAGCCATGCCACCCATAGGGCCGCTTTCAATTGCTCTTCCCACAGTGGGAGCTAAACTAGATAAAAGTCCTTTCAGCTTAGCCATTTAAACCTCTACCATAAATGTAGTTTTAGGAGGATTTTCCACCCTATCTCTAGGGAAAGGAGAAATGCCTAAGTGGTCTAACACTACCCCAGTGCTTTCAATCTTTTTGGCAACTTCGCTAATGTTTTGCCTAGCGTAAGCTGCTGTTCCTGGGTTATCAAACCACATACTAAATCTTCCGTGATTGTCCTGTACTGTACCTTGCAACCAAATGTGGTCTTTTTCTCCCACATCTGCTTCAATGTTTATGGACAGATTGTCTAAGTCATTATCTTGAAACTGCTGCAATCCTATCCATTCTTCTTCTCCAGCGTTTATTTCACCTTCACCAAAATCAACTGAGTTGCTTCCTTCTTCTGCTTGCTCAAACTCTCTTGCTTCTGGAGCTTCCCAAACAAAAGATTGTTGATTAGCGTCAGTTTGATTTATGTTTACCTTAACTGGAGGTAAGTCTTCAAATACGTTTAGTTCTCCAAAAGCCGATGATTCGTTGCTTTCTAAAACTGTCTTTAAATCTGTCAGTAACTTCTCAAACTCTTCACTTTTATTTATCTTTTTAGATACGTTATCAAATACTTTACTTAGCTCAGCCTCGCTTGTTGGCTGGTTGTTTATCTTGCTTTCTTTAACTGGAGTTTCTTTTGTTAGTACCCTAACATTTACATCATCCCCAGAAGCATGAACAAAGTTTCCTTGTATTTGAGCAGTGCCATTCTCCGTGCTTAATGAAATTGATTTACCGTCTTCAGATACTGCTCCTTTAACGGTTAGCCCTTCGGGTAAATCAAGCTCTTTAACTATCTCTGTAGATAAACTTACTGTAAGCGTTTTTACACTATCTATCTGTATTGCGTTGTAATTAGCAACAGGATTATCTGAGCTTATAATCATCAGGCAGTCTTATCTATTAAAACACCCTCACATCTTCATTTAGAGTTTCTTTAAAAACAGGCTTGCAGTAAGTTAAGTCACCTTCTAATCTGCCACTGTGCATATTCAACTTATTAGCAAAGTGATTGCATCTGCTTAGCTCAACAAAAGCCATAGGTATTATTTCTGGTAAACCACCTATAATTATTGCAAGAGCAAATACTTTCATTTAAACAATCCTAACCTTCAAGTTAGCCGCGTTGGTTGACGTTATCCTAACTTTATTCTGAGCGGGAGCATCGTAGGTGTAATCAGTGCCTAGTATTGCACCTTGATTCAACACATTTGCATCGTAGTTAATCGCCACACCATCACTGCTTGGAACCGCAGCACCGCTAGACAGGTTAAAGATAATTGCTAAGTCTAAGTCATCAGCTAGTGTGAAGTGATTGGCATCAGGGATAGCGTCTAGTTGGGTTTTGTTCATTTGGTTTGTGTAATCTGTTAGAGAATATTGATAAACAGAATCGCTAGAATCATCTGAAATAAACATTGTTGTTCCGTCAGCACTAATAGCCATTCCTTGAGGATTAGCTGCCTGAGAATTAACGCTGAAAGACTCAAGAAAAGATGCTGTACTAATATCAAAAGCAGTGCTTAAAGAGTATTTGTATACGGAGTCAGAACCTGCTCCTAAAAGAAACATTACAGACCCACTAGAAGCAAACTGTATGTCTCTTGGGTTGGTATCTGTTACAGAAAAATTCTGAGAATACGAAGCAGTGCTAACATCAAATCCTGTAGTTAATGCGTACTCAAGAATAGAATTAGAACTATCAGCAGTAATAAACATCTTTGTCCCATCTGTATTAAAGGCAATACCAAATGGGCCAGTATCTTGAGCTGATACTGATAAGTTTTGAGTAAAGGAAGCTGTTGTAACATTAAAAGCAGTGCTTAAAGCATACTCACCAACATCATCTCCTGTAGTTCCAACAACAAACATTTTAGTTCCATCAGAATTAAATGCTACTGAGTTTGGCGTGGTTTCTTGCGCCGATGTAGAAAAGAAACGAGCATATGATGCTGTGCTAAGACTGTAGGCAGTAGACATTTCATACTCTCTAACTCCATCACCGCTATTATCTACGATGTACATTTTGCTGCCATCGTTGTTAAAAGTCATTCCTTTTACTTGTGTGATTTGCGCTGATATATCTAAACTAACAGAGTCATAAACAGCATTAGCTAAACTGTAACCCGAAACAGCACCCGTCATAGCCTCCTGTATAGCAGCCAGCTCTGCGTTGGTAGTCGCGTTAGCCCAAGTCTCTGAACCATAGGTTGCGTTGGAGTTGTACTGCCAAGTGCCTGAGTT